TCAGAGATTATCGAGTGCTTTGAGTGTTTTTTTAACCTGTTTAGCTTCGGCTTTTTTGAACATGTGCTCATAGATACGGAGAGTCATCGAAACATCTTTATGGCCAAGACGGCGAGAAATATAATAGATGTCCACATTTTGACTAGCTAGGTAAGCAACATGGTCATGTCTCAAACCGTGGAAAGTGATTTGTTTGTGGGCCGGTACCTGGATTTGGGTTTGATAGCTCTTAAGCATCTTGTTTGTGGCCGCATCTGTCGGGACTAAATGTCGGGTACTTCTAAAAACAAGATTGAGAGGATCCCGATAGCCCTGAGCCATAAAAGCCTCTGTCTGCTCTTTTTTGAGCTTTTTCAACAATTGGGTAAGATCGTCCGGCATATCAATAACTCGAACAGAGGAGGGCGTTTTTGTGGGCATGAGGCCTTGTCCGAAATGATAGTCCCAAGTTTTATCAATATTGAGTTGCTGGTTTTTGAAATCGACGTCAGCCCATGTCAAGCCGACCACTTCGGAGTATCGCATTCCAGTGCCTAGTCCGACGGCAATTGCATATGAAGTATTCGCTTGGAAATTTGCTGTTTTATAGACTAGGTCTTTGAGCTTTTTCAAAAAGGGGAGTTCAAGAAATTTAAGGCCAGGATCTTTTGCAGCTTTGCCAACAAACTCAACCCCCTGAGTAAAGTCCCGGTTAAGTATTTGGTTGTTGATGGCAGCCTTGACCATGCCACGTACATAGGCGTTAATTTTTCTGACAGTATCCTTAGCATGTGTTTTGCCGTAACTGTTGATGAAATCTTGCCATCGATCAAGGGTGATGTCTTTGAGTTTAGCGACACCAAAGAAGTCTTTTAACGCCGTTTTAAAATAATCGTACCGATTTTCGGTAACCTTGGCGTGTTTGCCTCGCTTATAGCGAGTGAGCCACTCTTCAAAGTAGTTAACAAAGCCGACTTCGCGATCAAGCATGTTAGCGCCTTGTTCTAATTCGGAGGCTAAGATCTGGGCATCACGTTTAGCTGCTGCTTGACGAGCATAGCCACGCTTGCTTTTGGCATGGCGTATACCTTGGTTGTCATAATAGTAAACACGGTAGCGCCATTTGCCAGTATTTTCTTGGGTTATGCTGATTGTTGCCATGTCACTTGCCCCCATCTTTGATATAATGAGGCACGCAAAGAGCGTACTTCATGAACTATGCTCCTAGCACTTGTATGTTGCGTCTACCCATGCTTCCAAGCGGTGGGGTAGGCGCTTTTATTTGTTTCTGCAGAATTCAATGAGTTTCTTGATGCGCAAGTCTGATTCTGGTGGAAAGCCAATTACGTCGTTCATTACCATATGTTGGATCTCTATGAATTCACTATTTCTCAGCCTATTGAGATTCCCAATGTCTCGAAGCGCGCTCAGGAGTCCCTCATACTCATTGGTAAATATGGCGAGGACAAGCAGTAGAGAAAAGATATCTGATTGTCCGTAACCATTAGCGTAGTCTCTGCTTGACAAAATGGCAGTGTCATTTACTGCTCCAATCACGGAAGGTGAGAGTTTGGAATCACTTGTTGGATACGATAAACGCGTCTTTAGAATGCTCGTTCCATGTGCGATTGTGTTCCGGAAATCCTGTGCAACGTCCAATCCGTCACGGAGAAGTTTTAGTGCTTCCTCATCAGTGATGTTACGTCTTGGATAAAGATCTTCAAGTACTGCCCGTTTGATTTCCGGAGGACAGATGGTATACCATCGCGCAGCCAAACCGAAACTAATGTCATTCACTAGAATCCAAGGCGGCACGTGATTGTGTTTTTCTCTATACATCTCTAATGATGCTGAAACACGGAACCTTGATGGCTCGGTTTCGTCTTGCCCGTCATGCTTTGTTTTATGAAGTCCGGTAGCAAACTCGCGAAGCTTACGTAAGGTAGGAGTTGGTGACATGTTGAGTCTCGGATAATTCTTGGGACTTAAGTATCCACGCTCCCCTGGATGCCCTTTATGAAAGACCCCAAAAGTCTCGGCAACATGGTAGCTCAGCGAAGTTTCAAAAGTATTTTCAAAATGGATGACGAGCGGCAAAAGAATACCGGAAAGAATCTCATCGATCTGCTTAATGGTAGAGAACAGATTAAAGGGACGTTCAGGACAGAACTTTTCATCATCGGTGTGTTCCAGCTTATCCTGGTAGGCATTGACGAGGTTATAGTAGCCGTATTGCATAAGCATAGATTTAACATATGCTTCCTGCCCATTTGGAACAATGATATTATGATCAGACAATTTAGCAATCTGCTCGCCATATGTTTTGAATGGTTTATCTGCTTTCAATTATCTTACCCCACTGAAAAAGGCGTAACCCGAAGGTCACGCCTTTTTTTGAGTACCTTTCGTCAAAGGACAAATTGCCGAAAGACAAGGTACTATCGCGTAACCAAAGTATACATTGAGCTGAAATCTCTGTCAACGAATAGTTCAAGACGTGAAGACCCTAACCTGATCACCAACGTGAATAGTTTTATCTTCAAGAGTGGTTTGGGCGAGTGGTTTGATTTCGTCTTCCTGAATATCAAGATCGCGAGGTGTTTTGGAGGTCGTTGAGGTCCCATAAATTTGTGTCAATGATTTGCTCATCTGTGAAAAAAGGTTGGCATATGGACCTGAAGCGTGTTCAACGTGTATTTTCTGTGCGACAGCAAACGAGGGTTCAGTATGTGTAACTTCGAGGGAGTCTTTTTGGAAAGTGAAGTACCCCAAACTACGGCCGTTATCGTCAGTAATCTTATCGCCAACTACGATGATCTCAACCTTATCGCCAACCTCAACATGAGCGTCCCGTCCGATATCGATGATAACTTCAGATTTGCTGATTATTCTGACTACCTTACCGTTAACTTCCATTGTCATGCTATTACCTCCTTATCAACTTGAGAGTGTCGGTCAAGCTGCGTCTGACCATTTACTTCTAAGCGCTTTTTAATTGTTGAGATTTTTTCTATCGTTGGTTTCTCGCAACGCTTGAATATCTTTAAGGTCCTGTTTGTTTAACTCTAGTTTCATCTGTGATTCTTTTGCGGGTTCAAATATTGGCCACTCACCAACTAATTCAATCGACCCAATCTCAATTTGATCGGGAATAACGAGTTCGTTTTCTAGCATTTCCCGCAATGTTGTGACGGTAGATTTGATTCGTTGAAGATTCTCCTCAATATCCTTGCCAAGGTCCTCCATCTCCGGTGCGATTTTTTTAATAAAGCGATTCTTGATTTCTTTGAACCTACGCATGTATCGACGCACCAACAGAGTTTGATCATCAAATGTTTCGGAATAGTACGGCGCGCGCACGAAGAGTCGTACTTGGAAATATTCAACAGGTAATGGGTCTGTGCTGAAGGGATCGAACGGAACTAACTCACCGTCGTAGGCATCAAACTTTAAGACAACAATTTTGATTGACATCAGCTAATCCTCCTTTGCTAGTTGCTCTAATATTTTGTTGATTCGTTCCTCTCTGATTTGATAAAGCCAGCACTGATCACGACAGAAAGCTGTGCGGTCATGCTTACTAGTTGCCATTACTTTTTGAACTAGCTCATCGGTTTTTTGGCTTGCTTCACGTAAGACTTGAACTTGAGAGGTGCGTTCATTTCTGGGCAGTGTTTGGTTGTCCTCTAACAGCTTGATCACAATTTTAGCCTTGTATGTTCGGATAGGGCGGCTGTCTTCAAGTTGATGTTGGATTAAGAGATTGTTCATAGTCGAGGGTCCTTTCTCTCAAATACATTATGACTGGATAAAGCATTGATATTAAAAGACTCCTTATTTTCCAAATTAACCTAAGGTGAGTCTCAATATATGTGCTTTTGATTTGCTAACAGAGGCTGAGTAATCATTTCTGCTTTTACCCCGATCCAACTAATGGATCGGGGCTTTTTTATTTTTGTCGTTTTGAGACTTGTAGAACATGTTTCTTTAGTTGTTCGTACTCCGACGTGGTAATTGCGCCAGAGTCGAGTAATTGTTTGATTTTGACTAAATCATTGATCTCTGAAGAAACAGTGTTGTTGCCATCGGCTAAATATGCAGTGATAGAGCTAGTAAGTGCACCGATAAGTCCAATGCCATTAAACATAAGCAAAATAGCTGCAATTCTTCCCATAAGTGTGTGGGGGGGAGATGTCGCCGTAACCAACAGTTGTAGCAGTCACAATGGCCCACCAAATGGAATCACTGTATGTTGCGCCTTCAGCCAAGGAATAGATTGCTGATGCAATGATTATCAATATCACTGACAGCCACAAGTAATAAATAAGGCCTCCTCTATGAAGAAATTTCTTCGCTCGTTCCTGTAATATGCCAGTGATTCCTGCAAGCCTTGTTAGACGAAATGCTCGACTTAGTCTGACTACTCTTAATGCGCGCGCAAACCTAAAAAACGAAAAAATAGTATTAAAAGGAATGATGGCCAAAAGATCGAGTAAGTGGGTTTTGAAGAATTTGAATTTGTTTTCGGCTGTTAGTAGTCTTGTGAAATAGTCAATGGCAAAAATTATTAGAATTGTGTTATCAATGACGACGTATGGAAAGGTAGAGAGATTAATTACTGAAGAGTAATCAAGAATGACTAAGATGATTGAAATGATAGCGAGTAGCGCAATAACGACATTGTAGTAACGAAAGAACCTCGAGTCTGATTTCAATACGCAATCCCCATTACGCCAAAATTTTTAAAGCAGTATTTTTCACTAAGTTGAAGTAGCGTTCGGGGATCCTATAAGTTTCCATGAAGTTTACAGGATTAAAATCCTCGATATCCATCCAATCATCGAGAAATAAATTCATTAATATTTGAACAGCTTTTTGATTGGCTGCTGCCTCTTCAGGATTAGTATCACAGCGAGAATAGGCTGCATAATCGGTTCCGCCATTTAGAACATGGGCTGTCTCATGAGCAATCTGTAATGGAATCTCTCTTGGTTGGTACCAATTCATATTGATAATAATCAGTCTTCTGGAAGGAATTGCAATGGGAATCCAGTCTTCAGGAATTTTTGATTTTGCCATAACGCTAATATTGTGGTCATAGGCATAATTGAATAAGGTTGTGGTTACTTCATCAAACATATCACTTGCCCCCATCCAGAATGCGACGAATCATTTCTAGTTCCTCAGGTGGGATGGGTTTTCCTTGCCACGACATGATTGTGTCTTCATCTTTCATGGCTGCCTTGAGGTCAAATTGCTGCGGCTCGTCATTTTTTTCTTCTTCGGTCAGATCTTCATAAGTCACGCCTAAAACCTTGGCTACTGCCAAAATTGATGGCTTTGATGGGACATAGCCGGGACGATTCCATTTATATATGGCATTAATACTTAAGCCAGCTTTTTGAGCAGCATCCTGTAAACTCATACCTCGTAATTTTGCAAACTTTTTTGTCTTCTCAAACAGCGTCATATTAGTATTCTCCTCCACTGCTGAGGACGCGCCAAAAATATTCAAGATTAAAATAGTTGACTTAAATAATCCTGAGTATTATAGTTTAGTCATCAGCTAAGGTTGTTAGCTGGTAAAGGAAGTATCAAGATAGCCGGATTCGTCGCCATACGCAGTCCGCGACTTTCAAGATGCTCTCTTTACCTATACCTTGATTTTATCCCTGGGATTAATAAAGGTCAACTATTTTATAAGCTGATAGACAAACTAAATGAACAGGAGGTGATCACTGGTATGTCAACGATGTTGAAGCGTTTCAAAAAGCAACTTATTGACTTGGATCTAACACAAGCCGAGGTCGCAAGAAAATTTGGCTGGTCAAGTCAATATGTACGGGACTTGATGGGCGGAATGGCGTTTGGCCCTGCAGCGGAACGCAATCGCGCCGCTGTTATCGCTTTTCTTGCAAAGGTAAAGGAGGAATCCAAGTGAACGAATTAAAAGTAATCGGCCATGAACACATCGGCCACATTGAATTCACCGGTATCGAAGGAGGATTTGGTGAAGACAAAAAGGCGATGTTAGTTAAAGATATCGCACAGATTCATCAGCGCCCCGTTTTCAAAATCAACGAGCTGATCAACCGGAATCGAAAGCGGTTTGTAAATGGCATCGACATTCTCGATCTAGCCAGAGCAGATTTCGCTATCTTTTTGAAGGATAGCGGATATACACAGAACCAAATCAACGCTTCAGTTAACATCTATCTTCTTTCAGAGCGCGGCTATTCAAAACTGTTAAAGATTCTTGAAGATGACAAGGCATGGGAAGTATACGACCAACTGGTCGATAACTATTTCAATATGCGAGTTGCCGTCAAGAGTGGCAGTCCCCAAATTGCTGCAAACATGCGTCTTGAGATCATGAGCAACAATGCCAAGACGCGACAAGCGAACGCTTTGTACCGAATTGCTATGAAAGCCGAATCGATTAGCTCACAGCAGACGCTGTTGGCAAAGGCGGCTGAAGCAATCACTGGTGAGATGGTGTTGCCGACAATGCGAACAGAGGAGTTCAGCGCTACCCAAGTGGCTGAAAAGTTAGGCATCACTTCAAACAAGGTAGGACGCATTGCCAATCGAATCGAGATCAAAGCAGAGCAACCTGGCCAGAATGAATTCGGACGTTGGTCGGCCAGCAAGTCACGCACAGCGACAAAGAAGTGCCGCAATGGCTTTACACAAAAAAGGGATTGGCTGCCATTCGATCAGCAATAAAGGAGTGAAGTACGTTTGGAGTCACAAAAGGTGATTAGAAAAGAATTGCCGGTGGTTGCATGCCAGACGATTGATTTGTTAGAAGCAGCAGTTTCTAGAGAATTGCAAAAGAAAAACCCACATGCAACGCTGCGGGTTGGACTGCTTGGAATAGTCGCTTTAGGGCTTATAGCAATCACTCGAGTAGACGAGTTTTCGTCATTTGAGGCTCAAAAGTTGGAGAGGTGAGCCAACACGGATGCTTTTAAAATACAACCAGAAATTACGGTCACTTTACCGACTGGTTGGGAGCTAATTGAAACCAGTCGACGTAAAGATCTTGAACAGCGTGCCGACATGTCAGAGTGGTGGTCAACAAAGGATGTTGTCAAGCGATATAAGCATGACATGCGTTGGCTAAAGAAAAACATTTTGGAAAAGCCAGAATTTATGGAAATTCTCAGATATCGAATGGTCATGTATGCGGGAGATGGTGGCAAAGATTGGACTTTCGAACCAGTCAAGTTTTCTGAGTTTATGCGTAACTACTTTCCTGAAATTGCGAAAGGAATTGGTGAATAATGATTGGCTATTTACTAATTGCAGGTGGCTTCGGCGTGATTGTTGGTCACTGCTTAGGCCACAAAGGAAATTGGAGGCAGTGGATCGAATGAGCTTGCATCAGTGGGACAACATCAATGATCTTCACCATGCCGAAAAAAGTGGCTGGGGTGAAGAGTCGAAGTTTGAGGAACTGGAAGACTACCAAGGCAATGCGCTTCATCCTGGACACACATACTGGCTATATCAGGGTGAGCTGTTTGATGAAGATGAAGCACTTGAATTCCTAGACAGTCTCGGTGCCACTCAGGTCATCAACTAGGGGGTTGTTATGAAACCAAAGTATATCAGTACTGCCAAGCTCAATCATGCTGAATGGCTAGATTTTCGCCGTCAAGGAATTGGTGGTTCTGATGTAGCTGCCATTCTTGGCATGTCGCCTTGGCGATCACCATACAGTGTCTGGGCTGAAAAGACGGGTCGCTTGCCGATTAATGATACTGGCAATGAGTTCACTCATTGGGGAACGATCATGGAACCAATTCTGGCTAAGGAATTTGAGCAAGTCAGCGGTAAGAAGGTGTATCGCCAAAACAAAACCTTTTATCGACCGGATCATGAGTTCCTTCGAGCCAATATTGATCGCGATATTGTTGGAGAACCTGGTTTTCTCGAAATCAAGACAGCAATGGAATATAAATCTAGCGAATGGGCAGATGACAATATCCCAATTGCGTATCAACTGCAGGTCCAGCACTACATGTACGTCTTGGATCGACCATATGTCTATTTTGCCTATCTCGTAGGTGGTCACAGTTTTGGATGGAAGAAAGTTGATCGCGATCAACAAGCTATTGACACTTTTGAGCCGAGGCTCATCGATTGGTGGTCAAAGCACATCCTTCACGATGAGGAACCAGACATTGACGGAGATAAGGCAACTACTGCGGCACTCAAATCGCTATATCCGGATGAGGACGGCGAAGTGATTGAACTTGGGCATGACATAAATCAGCTGCTACGGAACCGAGAAGAGCTTTCCAACTCCGTCAATAGCACGTCCAAGTTAATTGATGCGATCGCCAATCGAGTACGCCAGGAGATGAAAGATGCTTCTGCTGCGGAAACAGAAGAGTTCAGAATTACCAATCACAAGAACAAGCGAGGTAGTCGCGTTCTACGAATTAATAAAAAGAAAGAAGATTGAATATGGACTATTACAACGTTGCATACGATTTATACAGCAATCATGGACATTTATCAGGAGAGGCTGATCATGTCTACGTTCCTGATGGCACGTTTGGTGCGGTGACAATTGATGACAAAGACGGATCAAGTTTGATCGTTATGCCAAGCGAGATCCAGCATCTTCGGATTACACCGATCAAGGAGGATGAAGACTAATGGCGACAACATCTTTGCAAAAACAATTAAATGAAGTCTCACAAGCAAAGGGTAAATCCAGTGCTGGGTCGGTGGTCAAAGATCTCCTGAGTGCACCAGCTATGCAGAAACGGTTCAACGAGGTGCTTGGTAAAAGCGCGCAGCAGTTCACTAGTTCGATCATCAATGTGGTCAATAGCAGTCAGCAACTTCAAGGCGTCGATGCCATGAGCGTTATCTCATCGGCGATGGTTGCAGCCACACTCAATCTGCCTATCGATCCCAACCTCGGCTATATGTATATTGTGCCCTTCAATGAAAAGGACAAGGCCACCGGGAAGTATCTGAAACGAGCTCAACCACAAATGGGTTACCGTGGTTATATTCAGTTAGCCCTGAGAACAGGTCAATACAAATCGATTAATGCCCGAGTTGTTCATGAGGGTGAGATCACCAACTGGGATCCCTTCTCAGAGACTTATGAACGCGGTGAAAAGACCAGCGAAAAAGTCGTGGGATACGTTGGACACTTTGAGCTGCTGAACGGTTTTCAGAAGACAACTTACTGGACAGTTGAGGAGATGGATCAACACCGCAAGCTATACAGTAAATCTGGCAACTACAACGGACAGCGATCAGGAGTTTGGAAATCAAACTTTGACGCCATGGCCACGAAGACAGTGATCCGCGATTTGCTGTCTAAGTGGGGAATCCTTTCGATCCAGATGCAGGACGCGGTTGTTAAGGACGAGAAGCCGCAAGTTTACGATGCTGAAACCGGTGAACTTTCTACAGATCCGAAATGGGCATCTAATGCCACCGAGGATGAAGATCCGGATTCGGTTGATCCAGAGACTGCCAAAAAGGCTGAAGATTTCTTCAATGGCGACGACAGCGTAGATAAGTAGGTGAGCTGATGGCTATTCGAAATAATCTTGCAGTGCTGCTGGCAGAACGGAAACTTAACACAAATCAAGTAGCAGTGGATACGGGAATCTCACGAAGTTCCTTGGCGTCCATTGTTTATAACCGTAGCAAGATGATCCAACTCAGCACACTCGATATTCTGTGCCAATATCTTCAAGTTACACCAGCCGAGTTTTTCGTCTATGATCCTCATCCAACATCACCTGACTGGTACTTGTCGATAAAGCAGAGGTGATCTGATGGCGGACGGAGGTTGGATCAAGCTGTATCGCTCCATCCGCTCAAATTGGATCTGGGCGAACGGAAATGAGCGATACGCGAAATGGTGGATGGATTTAATCATGATGGTCAATCACGAGCCGAGGAAGGTTCTGGTCAATGGCAACTTGATCACCATAGGAGTTGGCCAGCGCCTCACTAGCATCAAGAAATTGTCCGAGACCTGGGGTACAACTCGAAGAACAGTAGATCGTTTTCTGTCACTTCTGGAAGAAGACAAAATGATATAAGTCCAAAAAACTAAAACGAAGGGCACAACGATTAAAGTCCTACACTACGCGGATTATCAAACTTTTCCACCAGAAACTGGTAAAGGGTCAGCACAACAGAGGGCACAACGCACAGCACAACGCACGACACATAAACAAGAACCTAAAGAATTACTAAAGAACTTAGAGAAAGAAAAAGAAAAAAAGAGTCTGTCGTCATTAGGGCGAGGAGACCTGGTCAAATTCTGGGAGAACAACGGCTTCGGAATGATTAGCTCAAAGACTCGCGAAGATCTGATGTACTGGGTCGATGACTTCAAAAAGATTGGTTCGAGTGAAGAGCAGGCAATCGCCATTGTAAAAAAGGCACTTGATATATCTGTCGACAACAATGTGCGGCGTTACAACTATGCAAATTCGATCTTGCAAAACTGGGAATCTAAAAAACTGACCAGTGTTGAGGCCATTAAGGCTCTCGAAATCAAACGTCAGCAGGACAAACAGCAGAAGGCAATCGGTCGCAGTATGGAGTCTCAGGTCTACCACAACCAAGGAGACGTCAGTGACGATGATCTGCCCTTCTGAACTGGCCGAAACCAATTAGGTTGAACCGAGGTGAAATATGAACGGACTTCAAATAAGCCCAAGCATCTGGGCTGCACTTGAAACGTTTGGTGAGCTTTGTCCAGATTGTGGGAAGCAACTTTATCGTCCTAAGCCATTAAGCCGTGTTACCGGTAAGAAAATGGCTGGAGCATGTATGTACTGTGGTTATAAACAGCCGCCAACGGAACCCAAGAAGCAAAAACCAGATCTTGAGAGAAAAGCGCGGAAATCACGAACTCGCAGTTATTACTTGGCATACTCGGTCTTCAGCAGCGTTGATGTCATGGGCGAGGATTTCAGCAACTTTAGAACCGACAGTATCGGTCAGCAGCAACTGAAACTTTTCGCAGTCGGATTGGCAAATAGAATTGCTCGTGGTGATGTTATACACGGATTGATCGTCGGTGATACCGGCGTTGGAAAGTCACATATTGCTAATGGCATCTTGATGGATGTGCGCAAGAAGACCAGTTATCGCAAGAACTGTCTGTTCATTGATTGGAATGCACTCATGCAACAGCTCAAGTCTGGCATGAGTGACAACGCTCAAGATATACGGATGAAAAATGAGAAGATCATGCGCGAAATAGGCAAAGCAGATGTCGTTGTAATCGATGACCTCGGCTCTGAGCGTGGTAGTAGCTTTGATCTTCAGACAGCGGACGAGGTTTTTAGGAACCGGGAGGACAAATCAACGATTGTCACTACTAACTTGCATGGCCAAGACCTCAAGAAAAGATATGGCGAGCGAACCTTGTCCCGCATGGCCAAGCATGCCCAGGGAAATAGCTTTGGCGTTAAAGGCATCGTTGATCAGCGAAAGGAAGGCATGTCATGAGCGATCTTCGAATAACGAAACGCGACGAGAAAGAACAAAGCAGCGGTTGGATGACCCTTGTTCACGAAGAAGACAATCAAGTTCTGATCGATGTTCTTAGCATTGCTAAGTCCAAGATTGCAAATGCAGGCATCTATTTGGATCGCGAAGAGGCTAAAACGCTGGTCAACTGGCTTGACGAATTTCTTTACTCAACTAGAGAAAATGGAACTCCAACGTTTACACAAAAACGCAGCAAAGAAAAGCGGGGAAAGTTCGATGATGAAAACACACAATACTTTGGACGACTTAAATAATCACTTGTTCAGTGAGATGGAACGATTAAATAATGATGCTCTTGATGGAGAACCATTGGAACAAGAGCTTCGAAGGGCTGACGGGATTTCAAAAATTGCAACGCAGATCATCGGGAATGCCCGAACCATTCTAAGTGCTCAGGTTGCTTATCAGAATAATGAGTCCGCTGATCCAACAATGCCACGAGTGTTGCAAATGAATGAGGTGACTGAAAATGGGAAAGCACTTGACGGTGTACGACACTGAATATTGGCGTCGAAACGCTTTGTTCACTTTGGAAGAAGAACACAGAGCTAAGCAAATCATTCCTGGACGAACATGGGCTGAGGCAACAAGGCAAATCAACTTTGAGTTTGAGATGAATTTGACTTCACGACAGGTTCGAAACTGGGGTCATCGGCACCATGTTTATGCTGCTGAAATCATCGATAATAGCGAGCCAGATTTCAAGATTGATCCAGTTAGAGAACATCGGAATAAGCTTCTTAAAGTCAATCAAACTCTCAATCGGTTGAATTCCGTCATCAAATCACAGCGAGTGAGGAGCTGGTGCTATGTCTAGACTATTAGATGACAAGCAGCTCAAGGCTTATAAAAAGTTTGTGCCTGGTCACACGGGCGCAGAGATTGCGAATATGGTTTACGAAAACTGGGGCATCCAGTTAACGGTTCAGAAAGTTCATGCCTTAAATATCAGAAACAACATTAAATCTGGTTTATATCAAAAATATTTTGGCAAGGCAGATCCAAGAAGGTCATCTTCACATCATGACCTTCATAAAAGAATGGCGATTGGCACGGTTAAAAGGAACGAAACTCGTTCAAAGGATCGACCAAATCGTGCACCAATCGTGGTGGTGAAACAGGCTGAGAAAAAATGGAAGCCCAATCATAGACGAGTTTGGGAAGAGGCGTATGGCCCAATTCCCAAAGGTTACAAAACTGTGTTTTTGGATGGTAACTCGTTGAATTTCAGCATTACCAATCTTGCACTCGTCACAGACGCAGAGTTCTTAGTTATGAATGATAAACATCTGATCTCATCAGATAAGAGAGTGACTCGTAGTGGAATAGCGTTGGCTAGGCTCTTGTCAAAGACGTATCAAGTTAAAAGAAAAAAAGGCAGCAATTGATGAGGGAGGATTGATGATGATACAGATAAATATACCTGGGGAGCCTGTGCCACAAGGACGGCCACGCTTTGCCAGTCGGGGCAAGTTCGTATCTACCTATGATCCACCAAAAAGCAAAGCGTACAAGAATGAGGTGGCCGTTGCTGCACGCGATCAGTACGCAGGAGAGCCGCTCTCAGGGCCGTTGATCTGCCGAGTGACAATCTACCGACCAATACAGCAAACCGGCAGTAAACGGCTCAAAAGGGACAAAGCGGCAGGTGTTGTGCGACCAGTCATCAAAGGCGATGTCGACAACTACTTCAAAGCCGTCACAGATCCGCTGACGGGCATTGTATGGGTCGATGATGCGCAGATTGTTGAGGCTCACATTGCCAAGTTTTACAGTAACGAACCACACGTTGAGATATACATCGAACAAATCAAGGAGGGCTAACGCCATGACAGAATTAAAAGATAATAGCATCACTGTATTCGGTAACGTAATTAACTCAACCGAAAAAACTGTGAACAAGGATCAGGTGGTTGAACTAAAAGTACGGATTCAAGCTAAAGAGCTTGACGGCAAACGTGATTCATTCGCAAAAGTTTTGAAGGGCAATGCACAGATGGTATTCACACCGAGCCAGACTGAATTGAATGTGGATGGCGATAAGCCTGCTGATGGGCAAACTGAATTGCTCGATGATAAGGCTAAAAAGCAATCGGACAAAGCGGAGGTTAAGAAATGAACAATATGGCCAAGACACTTCGTAGGGAAGACCAGCGATCGTTTGATACGTGGTTTAATCGGTGGATTAAAAACACCAGGCTTGAACAGTCTCTGATTGAAGCGGCTAAAAAAGGATATAAATCACTAATAGTTTATGATCGAAAGAATGACATGGATGTTTATCAAAAGCGGCGATTTGAAGATCCGCGTTTTGTGAAACGGCTTCAGTCTGAACTGCCTGATCTGCATGTTGAGCTTCGTCAATATTTGGATAAGAACGCATTTGGGTTTTCATTCAATGCTTATAAAGTAGCAGTGTCTTGGGAAGTATTGAAATAAAATGCAAAAAAATAGCCGCACGATGGCAGCCATTCCTGAATCATTAACATACTAATTCTATCACAAGGAGTGGGGCCGTTGAGTCGTGAACACAAAAGTCGGTTCGAGTGGCTTCAAGATTATCTTGAACTGGACGATGAGATCAGGTATCTGGAATGGAAGATACGCAAGTCCAACGCTGAAGTCGATCGATGGTCAGAAGGTGATTTGAGTAGGCTACACGTATCGGGTAGTGATTCTCGCGCTGCACATGTCGGTGAGGAAGTGCCAGAGCTGCAGACCAAGCTGACTGAATGTAAGGCTGAGCAGTATGATCTCCTAAAACTGATTGATTCATTCAGCGGCTACGAGAACCAGATACTGAAAATGAAATATGTTCAAGGCATGTCGTTGGAAGATATAGCAGACAAGTTAGGATATTCATATGAGACTATCAGGGCCAAGCACGCGGAACTGCATCGCCGCTTGAACTGGATTGATGAGTTGGAAGAGCAACGGCGTCAATTAGAGAACAGGCTAGATTACTGAATACCAAATTCATGTATACGCATTGATTGCATGGTATCTCTTGATATTTCGAAATATGATGGAAACATCAAAAGTGCAACAAGACGGGTCAGCAGATATGCTGGCCCGTTTTTGTGGGAATGCTCAGAAATTGGCTGTCTAGATTAAAGGAGGAATGCTTATCACCGTTTCATGGTAGTATTCCAGTTCATGCTGGGGTACTATTTTTTTGAGGTGATTCAAATGAATGAGAATAAACCTATCAAAATTTTTCGTTATGTTCCAATTATTTTCCTCATAGGAGCAGTTGGAGGTTCTATTTTCTTTTGGTTGGCGGAGCATAGTATCGAAGCTCTTCAGCTAATTGTGAGTTCATTAGGTGCAGCTGGCACTGTTTCTGTTTCATACATAGCCGTAAGACGAGAGAGAAAGAAACCTGATTTGGATTTTTACTTGATTAACACAGGAAACAATGGTTACGATGTCTTTGCAATCAATAAAGGCACTACTACAGTAGTATCTGTAGGAAACTACTATGAAGAAGTGAAAAGCTACTATCAAGGGGAAATACCGCGTTATGATACTCCGCCAGAACCTGATAGACTCTTTGTCTGTCGTGAGTATGAATCAACGAAACTTTATCACTTCGATCCTATCATAAGCAAAACTCTTATTGATAACGATCCTTCCCTGCATGGAAAGCCTTCGACCGAAGAAGAACAAATGCATCAAATAATTGAGAAAGGAGGTACGTCCCTCGAAGAAATTGATGTGGTGGATAAAACAACGAATAATAAATGGACATTGAGTGTTAACTGGAAAAGCACCACCGATGAGGGAATTCCATACTTAAACCAACATTGTCTATGATTTCTTTGTTTTAATAAACAATCAATGTAATGAATAGACAGGCAGTTCACAGATATAAATAGATTCGTCTTTAGCTAATTAAAGACGATGTGAGATAGTAAGCAATCTAAAGTTAAGTAGTACTACAATTCGTAAAAGGACGGCCAGACGGTCGTCCTTTTACTATGTCATTGGAAGGTGGATACGATGGCCATGGTACCACGAGAGATCAGCGAGCCGTTCTATCACAGTAAAGAGTGGAAGAAAACGCGTGCTGCCTACATTGCCAGTGTCGGTGGACTGTGTGAGCGCTGCTTGAAACGAGGTATCATCAAGCCCGGCTACATCGTCCACCACAAGCACTACATCACAGCAGACAACATCAATGACCCAAGCATCACGCTTAACTGGGACAACCTTGAGTATCTTTGCTTCGATTGTCACCAAGAGGAACACTTTGAGAAGACGGCTGCTGTTCGTTCTGACGTTATGTTTGATGCTCATGGTCAGTTAGTACCAGTTAGTCGGTCCCCCCTGCGAAGCCATAAGCAGCTGCTTAAAAAGGAACGGCATGCAACACACGAATAATACACGGGTTGTTTTTTCGTATGAGGGGGGGATAACAAATTTAAGGGGATGACGAAATTGAGCCGGAAAATGTCGATTGAAAAGCAGGATGTGGCCATTCAGCTCGAATATGAGCGGTTGCGTCAAACGTTATCCGGTATCTCAGCGGAGAAGTTGGCAGCGGCCGATAACTTGATCCAAAGATGTGCATTTATGACCATCACGCTTCAGATCTTGGAAGATGAAGTCAAATCTAAAGGGCCAACGATTCTCATGCACAATGGGAAGCAGACGATGCGTGTTGAGAATCCCGCCCAGAAATCATACAACACGATGATCAATCGATACACTGCCGCGATGGATAAGTTACTCAGTTTGCTACCGAGAGAATCCGCAATCATGCCCGCCGATCCCAACACAGAGAGCGACGGCTTTGATGACTTTGTTGAGGAACGAGGCGAATAGCAATGGCTGACATTCAGGTCAAGATTCGTGTCGATCGACATGTCAGTTATCCACCTGATTACGATCCAATTACTCAATACTGGCAATCGTTTGTGCAGAATGGTGGTGATCAAGTTGTCGGCAAGAAAATCTACCGCACGTACAAGAAGCTCATCTCAGACATGCACAATGACAATAGTGAATGGTACTACTCAAATCGTCGTGGTAATCACGTGCTTGAATTTATCGAGAACTATTGCCGTCACAGCAAGGGACCAGCAGGCGGTAAGCACATTGTCCTAGAACTCTGGGAGAAAGCGCTGTTGGCAGCGTCTTTTGGATTCGTTGATGGTGCGGGTTTCCGAAAGTATCAGCGGGTTGTCCTGATTGTTGGTAAGAAGAACGGGAAGTCGCTGCTCGGTTCCGCTGTTGGGTTGTACATGCAGATTGCCGATGGTGAGGCTGGGCCTGAAGTGTACGCGGTGGCTACGAAGAAGGATCAGGCGAAGATCATTTGGAATGAAGCCAAGCGCATGGTCAGAAAATCTCCGGCTTTGGCTAAGCGAATCAAAACGCATGTGGCTGATCTGTCTTCAGAAGATTACAACGACGGCGTCTTTAAGCCTCTGTCATCTGACAGCGATACGCTTGACGGCCTCAATTCTTCTTGCATCCTGATGGACGAAATTCACCAGTGGAAGAACGGTGAGCCACTTTACAACATCATGGCCGATGGGATCACTGCACGGGATCAACCACTGATTTTCATCACATCCACCGCTGGCACGATCCGCGAAGATATTTATGATCAGATCTACGACGACGCTGAGATGACGATTGCAGGATATGATCAACCCGAAGGTTACAGGGATGAACGTTCATTGTTCTTCATCTACGAACTCGACAAACGTGCGGAATGGCGTGATGAGAAATGCTGGGTCAAGGCAAACCCTGGACTTGGCACGATCAAAAATAAGACCACATTGGCTGAACGTGTCGAAAAAGCCAAGGCAAATCACCGACTGGTTAAAAACCTAGTCTGCAAGGATTTTAATATCCGTGAGACAGCGACTGAGTCGTGGCTGACCTTTGATGAACTGAATAACGAGGCCACGTTTGACACACTCAAACTCAAGCCGCGATATGGCATTGCTGGCGCTGACTTATCGCAGACGACTGACTTGACTTGTGCAACTGTCATCTTCCAGATACCTAATGATGATCACATCTACGTTAAGCAAATGTACTGGCTGCCGGAAGACACTCTTGAGCAGCGCGCACAGGAGGACAACATTCCTTATGCCACGTGGCGAGATCAAGGATTATTGAGGACGAGCCAAGGTAATAAAGTCTATTATCGTGACATCATGGACTGGTTTGAGGAGCTTGAACAAGAATATGATATTTACCTGTTCAAAGGCGGTTATGACGCCTGGTCAGCCACATACTTCGTCAAGGATCTTGAATCCCGATATGGTGAAAAGACTTTTGATGCAATTCCGCAAGGGGTGAAGACGTTATCAAGTCCCATGCATTCACTTGGTGCAGATCTTCGTTCAAAGCGAATTGTCTATAACAACAATCCAATCTTGAAATGGTGTCTGTCTAACACGACGATTGTGACTGACAGAAATGGAAATATCCAACCTGACAAGGGAAAAAACAAGCGCAAGCGAATTGATGGGATGGCTTCTTTACTCGATGCTTATGTTGTTTTTGAGAATAATCAAGAAGAATATCAGACGCTGATTTAACCGTAAGGAGGTGATTATTTGGCATTTTGGAACAATCTTTTTCATAGAAAAAATAGTGGCGTCACAGTCACACCGGAATACAAGCTTGTTACCAACTACGGTAACGGCTTTTTTGGTTGGAATGGCAAGGTCTATGAATCTGACATCATTAGGTCAGCCATTGAGGTCAAAGCAACCACGATCGGCAAAGCAGTGGCCAAGCACATTCGGTCCGGTGCCGGTGACAGCATCGCAGTCAATCCAGACGTTTATATCCAGTTCTTGTTATCAGACCCGAACCCGTTAATGAGCGGCCAGATGCTGCAAGAAAAGATGATCACGCAGCTTGAACTGAATAACAACGCTTTTGCCTTTGTCCAGAATGATGCCAATGGAATGCCAACAGCAATCTGGCCAATCGTGGCTAACAGTGTCGAAGCCATTCAAGAAAATCAAGGCAACCTCTATCTCAAGTTCTACATGCAGAATGCACAGACCTACACATTTCCATATTCGCAGGTGATTCACCTGCGCAAAGATTTCAACAAAGACGAAATCTTTGGCGAATCGAATGGCCCGACGTTAGCACCACTCATGGAGATTGTTACGACCACTGACCAAGGTATTGTATCTGCCATTAAGAATTCAGCCGCTGTTCGCTGGTTGTTGAAATTCAATACTGCTATGCGCCCGGAGGATATCGAGAAGAATACGAAAGCTTTTGTTGCATCGTATCTGCAGACACAAAAAGATCAGGATTCAATCGGTGCAGCTGGTGTTGATGCTAAGACCGATGCAACCCAGTTACAGCCTACAGATTTTGTGCCAAATGCTAAGCAAATGGATGCGACTGTGGATCGAATCTACTCAATTTTCCATACCAACAAGGCCATTGTCCAAAGTAGCTACACTGAAAACCAGTGGATTAGTTACTACGAAAGTCAGATTGAACCAGTGATTAGGCAGATGTCTGAGCAATGGACGAGCCGCTTGTTCAACCGACGGCAACGTTCGTTTGGTAATTCAATTGTGTTTGAATCAAGCGATTTGAGCTATGCAAGCATGCAAACCAAACTGTCACTCGTCCAACTGGTTGACCGTGCTGTGATGACTCCGAATGAATTGCGTGGATTCTTTAATCTGTCACCAGTTCCGGATGGCGACAAGATGTTACTCCGAAAGGATACAGGGACAGTGCCTTCAGCAACTGGTAGCGACGGTGCCCCTGATCCAACGGAAGGAGGTGATGATAATGACGACAGTGGTACCGATTAAAGGTGACATCGTTACTAATGATTACGGCTGGCTTTACGATCTATTTGGCGATGACTATGCTTCACCTAAAAGTGTCTCTGATCTAATTAACAAGGCTAATGGCGACGACTTATCCGTTGAGATCAATTCAGGTGGAGGAATTCTCGATGCCGGCTCTGAAATTTACACCATGCTTCGTGCTTATAAAGGGCCGGTCAATGTGAACGTTGTGGGTGTGGCATATTCCGCTGCATCTTTGATCGCGATGGCGGGTGATGTCGTAGCCATATCACCTGCAGGGATGATGATGATCCACAATGTCTCCGGGGGACAGATGGGTGACTATCATGACATGCAGAATGCTGCGGACTCGTTAAAGAAGTCAAACACAGCAATAGCTAATGCCTATATGGCCAAGACAGGTCTATCCCAAGCAGAAATCCTTGACTTGATGGACTCGACTTACTGGCTGGATCCGCAGACTGCCATTGAAAAAGGGTTTGCTGACAAGATGATGTTTGACAATGCGGAGAAGCCAGGGAAAATGATCATGACTGCTAGCCTGAATAAGATTCCAAGTCTTGCCACGCTGAACCAAATGAAACACCTCCGAAACACAACAGCACTAAAAAGAGCGCCGTCTGATGATGATCAGATGGCGCTTTTGAATGCAGAATACAATCTCTTAAATTTGAAAGGGGAATAACCTCATGAACAAAGAAGAATACTTGAAGCAACGCGAAGCTCTGATGAACGATGCTCGCACCGCAATTGATAAGGGGAAGTCTGAGGATGCCAACAAAGCAATGAAGTCCGTGAAGGATTTGGACGCAAAGTGGGATCAGCAAGCGAAAGACCAAGCCAACTTGGCAGCCTTGGATGACCACGCGCCAATCACCTTGGCTCAGGTAGCACCAGCCAACGGCATTGTTGGTGTTGGAAAGTCTCTTGAAAACACCAAATTGAACACTGCTGCCAAGACACAACCAGAATATGCACATGTTTGGGCCAAGTCCTTGCTTGGCCACACTCTCAATGCTGCAGAACAGGCTGTATTCGATAAGGAAAACGTGCGCCTTAATGGCGCACCATTTTCTCACCAAACGGGGAACACTCCGACCTTGATTCCTAACACTGTGGCGGCTGGCATCTGGAAGATCGCCGAAGAACAATATCCAGCCTTCGCTGATGCCAAGAAATTCAACGTTTCTGGCACGCTGACCATCAACAAGCACGATGGCATTGTTTCTGGTGATGCTCAGTGGGTTGACGAAAACACGCAGGCTGATGATGAGCAAAATCAATTCAGTCAATTGGTACTTAAAGGTTACGAGCTGAATAAAGTCGCCACCGTGTCCTGGAAGATGAAGAGCATGTCTGAAGAGGACTTCATCAGTTTCTTGACTCAAGAGCTTGGGGATCGTCTGGGTGTTGCGCTTGGTGTTGCGATTCATCAAGGCGATGGTAAACGTTCACCGCTAGGCATTGAGACTGCATTGAAGGCCGAAAAAGGTACGCCACAAGTTGCCACTTATAAGGATCAAATCGCATATAAGGATATCACTAGCACCGTGGCCAAGATCCACTCTAGTTTTGCTGGCAAGGCAGCAGTTTATGCAAATAGCAAAACCATTTGGAATCAATTGGCAAACATCGTTGATGGTCAAGGTCGTCCGTTGTTTATTGCTAGCCCAATCAATGGAGGCGTTGGTAGCATTCTTGGTTTAGTTGTGAAACCAGATGCTGGTGTCAATGATGGGGACGTCCTGATTGCGGATGTGGCAGATACAGTCGTTGTTAACATCAACCAAGCACTTACAGTGGCAACAGAAGACCACGTCAAGGGTCGTTCCACTGATTATGGTGCCTATGCAATTGCTGACGCAGGTCTTTTAACAACCAAGGGGGCAGCATTGCTCACAGCAGGCCCAAAAGTGTAGCCCCGCAAGCAGTTAAGTCTGAAGGAATCAAGGGCGGGGTTAAGTTAACAGCAAAGTAGAAAGGAGCTAGAACATGGCTGATACACCAGATCGGAGCGCCGAATTCTTAAAGGCACTCCAAAAAGGCAAGGTGGTTGCTGTCGGCAATAAGGGCACTGGTGAAGTTGACGTTACCGGCTTGGCCGATGGGACAGTCGTCAAAGATGGTGACTATCAGGTTGTTTTTGATACAGACAACACCAAGACACTGTCTTCAGTGGCCAGTGATCCGATTGATGCACCTGGCGCAACTGTGCCAACAACGCCACCTAGTCTAGGATAGGCGGTGATCAAAGATGGCTGACGAGAAATCTGAAGAAGAACCAACCTTGTTAGATCTCTTAAAACAACACATCCGATTGGAAGATGACATGGACCCTTCCATGTTGCAATTCTATCTGGACGCAGCTGACAAGTATGTCCAGCGTAAAGTTGGCCATAGCGTGAAATACTTGCAGCTTATGGTTGCTACCGTGATGAATGACAATCGATCTGCCGGTGACGATCTAGCGGCGGCACTTGAAGCCTTGGAGCCAATCTTCTACTTGGAGGTGAGAACAGATGACCCAGACAGTCAATCTAACGAACCAACTCAAGTGGATAGCCACACTGTTGGAACTTAAGGACGGCGTTGACGCACACGACCGTCCAAAACAAACGTGGGAAGACAAGCGGGTCTTGTATTACGCCGACATTGGGATCACCTCAACTGAAAAATATCTCGCGCAGCAGAACAAGCAGGATGTCGTCTTGCGCATTTTGATTCGTCGGGATATGTCGATTACTCAGGGTGGGAATCGTGTCCGGATCCGAGGAACTGATTACAAAATCACACGAATCTACGAGACGCCCGACAATCAAAGAATGGAGTTGAGTCTGGACTATGTTGATCACATTTGACGAGTTTCTGGCCAGACTCAAGCAACTTGGTGCGGTCTATCGAGACGTTGCACCACGGACGGCCAAGTATCCGTACTGGATATACACCTATACAAACACTCAGCGTCTAGTAGCCAGCACGGGTACACGGTTAATCGTGAATGAGTATCAGGTGTCTTTGTACACAAAGGGCGTTGAAGACGAGCTACTGCCGTTCATCAAGACGTTTGATGATGTCCCATTCGAATCATTCAGAGGCATTCCGGGCGATGAAAATGATGAAACTATCACGGATTTTTACACGTACATCGAGGTGATTGCGGGTGGTCAATAACAACGGTTTTGAAACAATGGCCAATTATCTCAGTGGTCTCAAAGTAGATGATTCAGTGTCGAAAGAAGGGCTTGTTGCCGCAGCAAGTCAATTCGCTGACAAGCTCCGGCCCGAGTTGCCAAGTGAACCTAACGCTCCGCTCGCACAAACCTATGGGACGTTAAGAGATAAGCTACAGGTTGTTGACAAGGGCGATCACATTCAAGTGACGTTTGGAAATGCATTTTGGTGGCTCTTTCTGGAGCATGGGACAAGTCCCAAGAACCATCAAGGAATCAGGGCACGCAATTATGTTCACAACACCTTTGCTGCCAACAAAAATACAATTATGCAGACTATGGTCAAACCGGTCATGGATGCATTGAAAAAATAGGAGGAATCGCTATGTCTGATAAACCAAGCAGAGCAAACGATATTGAGTTAGAGCTCACTATTGGCGATATGTTTTTTCGCTATGAAAAAGCAAAATGAGACGGCATCTACTGATCCGGTCTTCGATACAACTGTTATCCGGATCCCGAACATCAAAAAGATTGCCTTCAAAGGGAACGGAAAGTCGAACGACATTTATGCCAGCGGTAAAAAGTTCGGGACAATCACGCAAGAAACCAGTATTGCAGTGACACACACCCACATCGGGATGCCAATTGCAGTTCTGGATGCAATGAAAGGCATCGCAGCGAAGCATGGGGTCGAGTTTGGATCCACGCTTGCACAATCAATGCCAGAGTTTGCAATTGGTTTTGACACATGGTTGGCCAATGGACAGCATGATGGCATCTGGTTGACGTCTTGTACACTTAACCCTGCTGTTAATGAAACCCATGCAACTTCTGAAGAGTCATTCAAGGAAGTCAACCCTGATATCGTCTACAACGCAGGTGGTTTGCGTAATTCGAGTATTTACTACGCACGCTATAATTCAGCCCGAGACAGTGCTGACCTGACTGTTGACGACTTTTTCAAGCAGGTTATTTTTTCTCCAGAACAGCTTGAAACGATCGCAAAACAAAAAGCAATCCCAAAAGTGTAGCCCCGCAATCAGTTAAGGCGATTGCCAAACAAGGCGGGGAATTAACGATTATTGCTAATTAGGAGGACAAAGAAATATGGCGAAGCTCTCTGATCTAGTTAGGCTCCGAGACAATCATTTCATCACGATTCAAGGTGCAAAGATACCTGCAGCGTTCACTTTTGCATCAATTGATGCCATTGAATCCGCATATGGGCAAGGCTACAAAACATTCGAGAAGGATTTGAATCTTATGCTCAAACGGAAAACGATTCATCGCGATCAGAAAACCATGAAACTCATTTGGGCGCTTGTTTACGGCTTACTTGTCGGTGGAGGTACGGAAACTACCTTTGATGAGATGAACCGTGCTATTCCCTTTTCGGAAATTCCTAGTGTTATTCAAGAGTCAATGGATATTCTAAATGAGCAGAACTTCCAATTAAGTGACATAAAAAAATAAAGTCGCCACAACAGGAAGATGAGGCCCAGGAGGATAACGATTACCCCTGGGCCTTTTATTTGTATGTGGCGAAAGCGCTGATGGGATACTCGCTTCAAGAATTCATGAAATTAACGCCGAATCTGTGGCTGAAACAATATCTAATCTATATCGAGATTAATAATCCTGATGGTATTTACAAAGAGAAACCTAATCCCATTCGGAAACAAGTCACACTGGACGATATTCCATTTTTTAACTAATTAAGAAAGGAGGAAAATAATGTCTGACGAAACTCAAAACGTTGTTCTTGATTTCAAGATGAATGGTCAAGTAGAGTTTGCTAACACAGTGAAAGACATCAACGCCGTGATGAACACGGCCGCAAAGGAATATCGAGCCCAGATATCGTCTATGGATGACAATGCTAGTTCGACTCAGAAACTGGCTGCTGAACAACAAAAATTGCAAATTCAATCCGAAGCTGCTGCTAAAAGAACGCAAATTCTGTCTGAACAATTGAAGACGATGCAGGATCGTGGTGAAACATCTGGCTCTTCATTTGATCGGCTCGTCGGCAAGGTTGCGGATGCACAACGGGTTGAAAACAACCTGAAAAGTGCTCTTGATCAAGTTAACAGCCAACTCAGTGAGCAAGGTTCCAAAGCTAATGATGCCAAAGATCATATCAGTAACCTGCAGAAGGAAGAGGGCGAGCTTGATTCTAAACTTAAGCTCGCATCTTCATCGGCTAAACTGGAAAATGCCCAACTAGGTGATAATGCTTCCGAGTCGCAGAAGACAGCTGCCGCCCAACGGCAACTGTCCGAACAAATGGACTTGTCTCGGCAAAAAGTCGATAACTTGAAGCAGCAGTTGAAGGAAACGGTTACCGCTTACGGAGAGAACTCAGCTGAGGCAACACAGATGAAAGTCAAGCTGAATGACGCCGAAACATCTGTGGCCAATTTGGGTAACCAAATGGATAAATTGGGTAAGGAGTCACAAGATGCTAGCTCAAAGCTTGACGAGATTGCTAAGAACACAGCTGCTGAACGGTTGCAGACTGTCGCCAATGGATTCCAATCTGCTGGTCAAGGCCTACAAGATTTTAACCAAAAGGCGCAAGAAGCATGGACACAAACTGATGATGCTGTTGATAACCTGACCAGCAAAACTGGCGCTGTTGGAGGCGTTGCAGATAAACTCGGTGAGTCATTTGAGAAAGTTGAACGCTCCGAGTCTGGTGCGCAGATGGAATCGATGGACTTGTCGAATACCATGGCAGGGCTTACTAGTCAATTCAATTTGAGTGGTCCGCAGCTGGAAAAGACATCCGAGGACGTTGCCAAGTTCAGCCAGATCACAGGTCAGTCTGGGACTGACGCGGTCAACGCATTACATGATTCCATGTCACGATTCAATCTCAGCGCTAAAGATATTCCTAGCGTACTTGATGCCTTTGCTGCAGCGTCTCAGCGGACAGGTGTACCAGTTGCAGACCTTGAAGAAGATGCATCAAAGGCATACCCTGCCTTCAAACAATTGCACATTAGTCTTCAGCAGGGAATTCCACTACTTGCGTCCTGGAGCAAATCGGGGATTGATTCTTCCACAGTGCTCAAGGGCATGCAGAAGGCATTCTCTGCCGCCAAAACTGAGAACAAATCTTTCAGCGATGTCATGACGCAATCTTTCAAGGGAATCAAAGATGCTAAGACAGACCAAGATGCTTTTAACATTGCAATTCAAACATTTGGCGCCAAATCAGGTCCACAGATGGCTCAGGCTATCCGTGATGGCAAGGTTTCACTTGATGGTCTAAAAAAATCAGCCCAAGACACTGGTGGAACCGTCTCGAAATCTTTTCAGCAGACCTTGGATCCAGTCGACAAGGCCAAACAAGCTCAGAAAGAATACGAACAGACTATGGGTAAGATTGGTGGAACAATTCAAGAGACCCTATTGCCTGTGATCAAAAGGCTTCTGCCAATTGTTAAAGGTGTCAGTGATGCATTCAATAAGGCACCAGCACCCGTGAAAGCGCTGGTTGTTGCGTTTGGTGCTATCACTGTCGCACTTGGTGTCTTGGCACCAGTCATCACGGCAGTTGCAACAGTTCTGCCAATTGCTCGGTGTTGGTGCGACCGCTGCCGGTACAGGGGCTGGCCTAGGAGCTGCAGGCATGGGAGCTTTTATGGCCACGCTCCTGCCGATTGTCGGAGTGATTGCGGCTGTTATTGCCGCGATTACCGCAGTCGTTTTGGTTATCAAGAACTGGGGTGCGATTGTCACTTGGCTCAAGGGTGTTTGGAGTACCGTTGCCAGTTTTTTCTCTGGAATGTGGACAAGTATCAAGCAAATATTCACGATTGCGATTAATGCCATTACCAATTTTTTGAAGCCAGCTTTTACAGCCGCTGTAAATGTCATTAAGTCAATTTGGAACGGTATTAAGTCCTTCTTTTCTGCTTTTTGGAACGGAATCAAAGTAATCTTTACGGTGGCGATTACCGCTATTGCTGTCATTATTGGCACGTATCTCAATATCTGGAAGACCATTATTACGACCGCAATGAATTTAATTAAGGGTATCATCACCAATGTTTGGAATGGTATTAAATCATTCTTTGGGCCCATCCTAGCCAGCATAGGTAACGTGATCCGGAGTGCATGGAATTCCATTAGTAGTGTTACCTCTAGTGTGTTCAACAAGGTTAAAAGTGTTGTTTCAAGCATTTGGAACAATATCAAGAATGTCGTTTCAAATGTTGTTAATGCAGTCAAGTCAGTTGTATCTAATGCATGGAACGCAGTTAGTTCGACTACTTCAAACATTTTCAATAGTGTTAAAAGTGCAGTATCAAATGTGTGGAACAGCATTAAATCGACCATCTCAAATGTTGTGGGAAGTATTAGAAATGCTGTTTCAAGTGCATGGAATGCGGTTAGTTCTGTGACATCTAACGTCTGGAACAGTATCGAAAATGCAATCTCTGGGCCAATCAATACTGCAAAAGATATCGTTCGAGGAGCGATTGACGCCATTCGAGGTTTCTTCAACTTCAGTATCCACTGGCCACATATTCCAATGCCGCATTTCAGCATCCAACCCAGTGGTTGGTCTGTTGGTGATCTTTTGCATGGATCTATCCCTCATTTGGGTATTGACTGGTACGCGCAAGGTGGCATTATGACGCAGCCGACTATGTTTGCCAATAACAATGGCCGGGCACAGGTTGGTGGCGAAGCTGGGCCGGAGGGCGTTATTCCGCTGAACGATGATACGTGGAACAAGATGGGTGCAGCTATTGCGGCTCATATGCCATCCCAAGGACCAATTACGCTGCAGGTGGATGGCCGCACGTTTGCGACTATCACCGGTCCATACACCTCGGACTACTTGAAACAGCAGGATGCAACTCAAAACTTTAGCTATGGAAGGAGGCTTTGATAACAGATGGTTGAATTAATTCTGGACGGTCAATCTCTGGCCCAGTCTGTGCCGGGGACGTTGGTCACCAAGAAGCCAAACATTCCCGCAGCTAAGCGCGATGTGCAGTTCACAGACGTGCCTGGCCGTTTGAGTGGTTCATTAACCGAGAAACGGGGTTGGAAGGATATTACTTGGTCACCAGAACTCCAACTCGTGGACTTCAAGACGCTCAACCAGTCATGGCGGAAGACACGGCAGTTACTGCAATCCGCGTCGAAGCTAGTGTTGAGTGATGACCCCGACTTCTATCGGCTCATCAAGTCAGTCACGATCGGCGAGTTTTCGGTAGACGATGTGGAGGTCAGTGGCTCCTACAAGCCCAGCTTCACTTTGGATCCGCTTGAGTATCAGACGACTGATCCAAAGACGTTCACGGATAACTTTGACATCGTGAACCCCGGTAACGTGGCAGCGGAACCGTTGCTCACCGTGTATGGGTCCGGAACAGTCAAGTTCTCCGTGAACACGAACCAGTTCTCAATCGACAGCCTGACAGCGCCTGTCACTCTCGACTGTGCTAAACACACGGCGACCATGGCTGGCAAGGATATCACAACCTCGACAGCGGGTGATTGGCCGCTCTTTGTGCCAGGTGTCAATCATGTCATTTTGACCGGCGTCACAAGTATCACAGTGCAACCTAGGTGGTGTTATGTATGAGTACCGATATTGAACTCTATCCGCGTGACCAGACTGATTTCAGTCACCACGGCTATGCTTTGGACGACATCAGCAATGATATCGTCACTTGGCAGCTCAACGCGAAGTTCACCTTGACGTTCGATTATCCGATGTTTAGCGAACACGCTGGAGACCTCGTGGCTGAAAATATCGTGCGCGTGCCAGTTCCGGGGGGCAAGGCTGCTTTTCGAATCGCGCAAGTGATTAAGTCCATGGGTCATCTTAGCATCACTGCTTATCACGTGTTCTGGGATCTTAACGATGATTTCATCGCGGACACCAACATCGTTGACAAGGATGGCCAGGGCGCACTTGATCAGATCATGCGCGCTGCCAACTATCCAACCGGCTTTAAAGTTCTGTCAACAATCGGAAATGTAACCAATGCACGGCTTGTTCGCATGTCGATCATCAATGCGCTGATGGGAACTGATGACAACACCTTTCTCAACCGTTGGGGCGGTGAATTTGATTGGCAGGACTTTAGTTTCAGCGTCAACCCTCGTCTAGGAAAAGATCGTGGTGTTCATTTTGAATATGCACACAACTTGACCGGATACGAAGCGACCAAGGACAGTAGTGGTATCATTACGCGACTGCTGCCAGAAGGCTACAATGGTCTTTTACTGCCTGAGTTGTATGTTGACAGCCCCAAGTTAGGCAATTATCGCAAACCGAAGATTGGCACCAAAACCTATCAGGACATCAAGGCCATTGACGAAACACAGGCAACAGGGGATCAAAAAGGTGCTGTTCCGGTTCAAGAAGCGTACGAGTTACTTCGTGCTGCCGCTGCGAAAGAGTTCTCCGAAAGTCATATTGATGAGGCCCAGTGGACGTACAAGTTGAATGTGGCGTTGCTTGAGAATACTGAAGAGTACAAGGATTTAAGCATCACTACCACTGTGTTGCCAGGCGATACGGTCACCATCACGCACAAGCTTGATGGTATTGATGTGAAGGCGCGTTTGACTGGATACACCTGGCGGCCTTCAAATCACAGCTATCTAACACAGACGTACGACAGTACATCGCGGCCAGATGTTGCATATAGCAATCTCAGTAGCCGGGTCAACGAGATCAAGTCACAGATTGAGTTAGTTGATAAGGTCGTGATTGCGAAGGCAGCAAATGGCATGAATTCAACAGGCTGGGGAGATCAATCGCCGGTCGATCTGAATATTGCTGGTAAAACCGGTGACGTATACTATCAAACGACTGCCAAGGGGACAATTATGTGGCTCTTTCATGATGGCCAATGGAATGCCGAAACCGGTGACGCTTTTGGCACCGAGGTTCAGAAGAAGGTCGACGCTACGATCGCAGATGTTGCCGCTGCCGATGCCAATCTGCAAGTCGCCAAGCAGGACATAGCTGATCTACAAGTCAAGCTCAAAGCCAATGATGACACACAAGCACAGCTCACCAAAGACTTAGCGGACAATAGCGCTCTGATCACGAAAAACAAGGCAGATGTCGATGCGACCCTGGACGCTGTCAATAAGACTATGTCTCAGGCGCAGGCTGACACAGCTACAGCAGTCAAAAACGCCGACTTGGCTGTGGCGAACGCTCAATCTGCGGTGGACGCGTCTGGTCTAGCAACTGCCTCAGCTCAGTCAGCCGTTGCAACAGCAAACTCAACAGCTTCGGAGTTCGGTCCAGTTAAGCAAAAAGCTGATAGTGCCGTAGCTAGTGCCCTGAGTGCTCAAAATGACGCTAGTGCTGCAGTAGCCCAGGCGTCGTCCGCCGCAGCTGACTCTAAAGATGCTAAGCAAATTGCTGGAGCAGTTAGTCAGAGTTATAAGACGTTAACAGACGGATCAACTATGACCATTGCTGAGTTACAAAATGGCTTAGCTGTTAAGTTGACTAAAGATGATCTAAGCGGATACGCCACCCAGACGTGGACTCAAAATCAGATTAAAATGACTGCTGATGGCATTAGTGGTTCTTTGTCTAGTGTTAAGAGTACCGTCGATGGGCATACGACCAGTATTAATGATCTTCAAGCTGACTCTAGTGGGTTTAAATCTCATTTTACGACTGTCAACGATACTCTCGGTAAGCAGACTACGGACATTAGTACCTTGCAAGCCACGTCAAAAGAATTGACTACCGGGTTTAATACACTTACTACTGACAATGGCACTAATAAGAATGATATTAGTCAACTTAAGCAAACCGCCACAGAACTGAATAGCACGATAACTACTGTTCAAACACAGGTTCAAGATAGTTCAGTTGGAACTAACTTATTATTGGATTCTCAAACACAGATGCGGAAACCGTCTTGGTACACTCCAAATGATTCATGGACTCCAGAACAGGGAACTTATCTAGGGTCAAATATACTGTGCACTAGAGGCGTATGGGATAATGCTCGATATAGTATTAAAGACCTATTAGACAGAGGTGTCATTAATACCACAGACGATTTTACCTACTCTATTTACTTTAGAGTAGTTGGAGAAGACCCTGCAGGAATGTCATATGCGGAAATAAAATTTATAGCAGGTTTGACTACAGGAATGTGGGATATACCTATATTTCTAACCAGCTTAAAAGAGGGTCAGTGGACACGAATAGTAGTTACCTTCAAGTTTACGGGCCTTGAATATGACCACGCTGATGATTGGCTGAATCCATTACGTTTTGAATTGTCAGCATCACCAAAAGTAGCTGGTGCACATTACGAGTTTGCAGCGCCAAAACTTGAAAAAGGGTCAGTAGCCACCGATTATTCGGTTAACCCTGAAGACACAGCCACAGTTACTGCTGTTTCTAAGCTTTCGCAAACTGTGGATGGCTTTTCGACGACATTTGCCAAGCAAACTGATCTACAAACGGTGTCGACAAAAACGAACACTACAGCCAATGGACTAAGTGCCGTTGTAGACGTTAACGGTAAGATTGCGGCCGCTTTGAGCCTGTCAGCTGATGGTGGCGGGACGGTGACAATCCAAGGTGCAAGCCTTTACGTCACTGCTGCCAGTCACTTTGACGATGCGTCTATCCAGTCAGCGGCTATCGCCAACCTCGATGCGGCCAAAATTACATCTGGGTCAATCGCCGCTGATCGTCTCGCGACGACTAATCTCAACGCTGATAATATCACCAGTGGGAGCATCGATGCAGATCGTATCGCTACCACAGCTTTGAGTGCCACTAACATTACATCTGGCACGCTGGATGTTGGTAAGCTGACAGTCGAAAACTTATCTGCCGACCTGATCGCGTCGGGTACGATCGACGCGTCGAAGATCACGGTCAATAATTTGTCTGCATCAAACATTATTGGAGGTGAACTCAATGCACTACTAGTCAATGTTACAAATCTCAACGCTGACAAGATCACCACTGGGACGTTGAATGCGGCCAACGTCAACGTGATCAACCTGAACGCCTCAGCTATCGTGGCTGGCACGATTTCTGGCGCTAACTTGGCCATCAATTTGAATACAGGGATGGTTGAGTTCCAGAAAGGCCGCATACACTCAAATGACAACAACATTGATATCAACGTCGACCAAAAATATATATCAGTAACGGACAGCAACAATAGTGTTTTGCTTAAGGGCGGATCAATGACATTTACCCAACCCTATGCTTTTGACTCGGATCAGACACCTTATTTGACTATCGATAATGTCGGATCAAGTCAAACTCATGGAAGGGGCGCTGAAATCGTAGGCCGTGATGTTTTAACCGTCTCTGTTTCTGGAGAAAACAACGCTTTTCTTAGTGGGGCAGGAATTTTTACAAAAAATTTCAGTGGTATTTCGATTTCAAAAAACTATGACACTGTTGTAGGTGGCGCTAATCGTGGTGTGACAATCATCGGAGGCGCACCATATTCAATAGGTATGGGAATGAATTCCGTTCCATCTATTATGGTTGGCTACAACAAAGACGGATTAGCTGGGGGAACACGCATTGACATTGAAGCTGACTACGTGCAGATATCTTCTGCGTGGTCAAAAACAACCTCATCATCTCCAAACGTATTTGTTGCTGCTGATGGTGCTCTCGTCCGCAGCACGTCTGCCAGTAAGTATAAGACCAACATTAAGCGTGATCGTTCAACCGATTTGGCTGAGCGGCTGCTGACGTTACCGACGGCTCACTGGCTGGACAAGGCAGCCATGGAGCGATATGCAAGCGGCGAGCAAAAAGAGTTACCACAGACCAACTTTGGCCTGATTGCCGAGGATTTGGAAGCTGCCGGTATTGAGGATCTGGTTGTCCGTGGGCCAGATGGTGAGCTTGAAGGGATCCAGTACGACCGGATCGCGGCAGCGCTCTTGCCGTTGCTGGCACAAATGAAAACTGAAATCGATGAACTCAAAGCGACGGCATAGGCTGGCGCTTTTAATTTGGGAGGAAAACATGAAAATCACACTTGAAAATACAAATATTGCTAACGTATACAGACTTGTTGAACAAATAAAAGTTAAGGGCAGGGATGCTCTGGCGCTTGCCAAGTTCATCAAATTGTTAAAGCAAACTTTGAAATCTGCTGGTGAGGATGAGCAAGCCTTAGTCGCTCAGTATGCTCTTAAAGACGAGAACGGAGAATCAAAAACAGATTCGAACGGTAATATTCAGCTGGATCCCGACCTAGCTCGTGAGTACAACAAGGTTCATGGTGAATGGCTTGAGCAGAAGGCCGAAATCGAAGGTGGTACTTATGTGAATCACATTGACGATGTCCAGCGAATCATCAGTGACTACGTTGATGAGAACGAAATAGGCGGACCCGATCTTGATGCATATTTAGCGTTGTACGAAGCATTCGAAAAAGGAGAGAAGTAATCATGGCATTGAAAACTAACAAGAGCATTAGTCTCACAGGTACATCCACCATTGGTGGTGTTCAGGTCGCTTATTTGAACGCAACTATTGACCAAGAAGGAAATGGCGCCAATACGGTCAATCAGTCAATTCAGAATCAGGCACTCTATGACGCGAACAAGAAAGAAGTTCGAGCTGACATTGCCAAATTTCAGCAATTGCTTTATGACACAGAGGATTCTTTGGTTTCTGAAAAAGAGGGCACAGATAGCAGCAAAACACCGGGACATTGAGTCAACTATAACTAGCCGTTACAACCTTATGGAAGAAGTGAGAAAGTGACATTTTTGGGATACACGATGGCTGACTGGGCGGAGTTCATATCAATCATCGGGGTGGGTGTGAGCGCGGGAAGCTGGCTGTTCAAAAAGATTGCCCTAGATCCGTTGCGTTCAGACATTCAAATGTTGTCGGATACGATTAATCGTCAGCTTAAATTGCATGAACAATCGCTGGCAGACTTGAATGCTCATCTGAAAACACACGATGACGAGCTTGGCAGTCACTCGGTTAGAATCACTCGATTAGAAGACCATATAGGCATTAAAGGAGAAGATAACCATGAAGATTAATTGGAGAGTACGAGTATTGAGCGTCAAATTCTGGCTGGCCGTTGTGCCAGCTTCTTTGTTGGTAGTTCAAACGGTAGCGGCAGTATTCGGGTACAACTGGGACTTTGCTAGTTTGGGTAAGGAACTCACTGCAGTGGTCAATGCAGTGTTTGCATTATTGACCATTGTCGGGGTAGCCGTTGATCCAACCACAGAGGGTATCGGTGACAGCCAGCAGGCGTTAGCTTACCCGGCACTCATTACCACCAAGGCGGCTAAGATCAAGGCGTTAGAGGATCAGATTAAGGCACTGCAAGCGGATAAAGCGGCTGATCAGGCAACTTCTGCTGCTAGTGAAGTGGTTCCAGAGACGTCTTCTGCAGCACCGGCGGAGTCAGCTCCGGAATCTGTTGCTCCAGTAGCTAGTGAGGAGGCAAAATAGTATGAGTTATACCATCAATAAAGAATTTGCTTTGGGTGCAAATGAAGGCTCATCGCAAGTAGCTAATCGAATTTACATTATCCTACATGATGTAGGTGCCGAATCTGGTGCGCGTGCAAATGCCGCTTACTTCAAAAACAATATTGCTGCTGAAATTGCTTATACGGCATTTGTTGTAGGCGATGGCGGTCAGGTTTATCAAGTTGGTGAACCCGGCTATGTTCAGTGGGGCGCTGGGGCAGTGGCAAATGCTAACAGCCCGGTCCAAATTGAACTTGGCCACACTAGTGATCCCGAAACTTTCAAGAAGGATTATGCCGTTTATATTGAGCTTGCACGTGATATGGCTGCTCAATATGGCATTCCGACTAGTTTNGANGCTGGCGGTGCTGGCACACCTGGCATCAAGTCTCATTTGTGGGTAACGCAGCATATTTGGGGTGATCACACTGATCCATATGGGTATCTGGCTCGATGGGGCATTACGAAGGAGAAGCTGGCGGCCGACCTTGCTAATGGGACAACTACCGTAGATGCATCTACGAGCGCACCAGCAGCACAAAGCACGCGTCCGCAAGCAACTGTATCTGGCAATGTGAACGTTAGCTACGCTCTGCATGTGCTCGGTGGCAGTTGGATGGATGAGGTGACCAACTTCGGCTCTGGTGACAACGGTTTTGCTGGTATGCCTAATCATCAGCATGATCTGCTGTACATCAAAGTTGATCATGGTAGTGTTAAGTATCGTGTTCATACGGTCAAGAGTGGTTGGCTGCCTTGGGTAACCAAAGGTGATCGCAATGATACGGTCAACGGCTGTGCCGGTATTGCTGGTGAAGCGATTGATGGAGTCCAGATTATCTTTCTTACTCCTGCTGGTGAGCCGTACCAGCAAGCGTATTACCGTAGTCAGACGACACAACGGGCTGGCTGGCTCGGCGTTGTGTGTGATGATGGCACGAGTTTGCCGCAGTACACAGACACATACGCCGGCATGCTTGGAGAACCGCTTGATCGTTTGCAAATCGGTATTAGCTCGATCAGTCCATTTTAAGTACATTGCAAATAGGCCCTCTGCTCGCTTACACGGGTGGAGGACTTTTTTAGTAGTAGAAGCATTCGCACAATGATACAAACACGTTTTTTGACAGCCGTTACAAAAAGTGAGAAGATCTGTCAAGTACGGTGGCTGCTACAGATTTTAAAGACGAGGGGTGGCAATTAGTGAGCTATAGCGTACATTGCCTTTTTGTAATTGTTAAACCCGATAACGGTGAGCTACTTGCGGATGATTTAATTAGGGACAGTATTTGCTCTGCAGACGGAAAGCTTCTTCATCTTGATTATATTTACTATTCATTTTTAAAACGAATACAGCATTATGCCATTGATGACGTTAATGAAACTATAACGACAAGAGTTGTAGGTAGGAAAGATGTAATTGATAGGTTTTCTGTTCCCCAAATTGACGGTTCTTGGTTACAACAAAATATTGTCAAATCATTGATAAAATGTCAGGGACAATATGAACTTAGATTTAATTCAAAATTCGTAAAATATCGGGTTCTATTTTTCCTAAAGTCTTTTTCAGATAAGCTAAGCGAGAACTCGTTCAGCTTAACTTATGGATTTCTCAAGCAAAAAAATGAAAAGAATCTCAGCAAAACCGCTGCTACCAAAACAAATCAACGATTCGATTTGCTTATAGAAAAATCTGATTCTATCAAGCGCTTTATTACTAAAGATACCTATTCTAACTACTTTAAATAAGTTTAAAGAAGACGGAGATCTTATGCATGACTAATTCAAAAGAAAATTTGAAAAGCATTTTTAAAAAGCTGGATGATCCTGAAATTGTTAACATGATTAATGCTCCACAATTTGAATATTCTGAACAGCTTTTGGACATTGAATTTAACAACTCATTCACTCAAGAGGAAATGGCTGAACGCGCTGGGATTAGTTTGCAAGACTTTCTTGATTTTGAGATTGGATCAACAAAACACAGCATAGACGAATATAGGAGTGTCATTGATCGCATCGAAAAGACACTTATCGATAATGAAGAATATATTGAGCTTTCTTATATTAATTTAGAAAAGCCCAATGCATATGTTAACTTGTTTTCGCTTGTTAACGCTAAAACGCATAGAACTTCCATGAGCCTAAAGCTTCAGCAAAATAATAATTCGAGGCAAGCAGAGAGCCAATATGAAACGAATAGCCAGTTTCAAAATGCAAATGGCTCACTTGCACTAGGGGTTAATTGGGATGATGATGTAGTTCCCGACAGCTTTATAAATGAGACATCAAGGATTCTAAGCCTTAATCATAGCTCTATTGACGATATTGATGAGGAGGAGAAAATTTATGTCTAATAAAATTATGAAGATTCATTTGCTGGGTAGAAAAATAGAATTTATTTATTTTTGAATAAAGATGACTTTATTGATCTATACAAATCTGGTCGTTTAAAGCCAATATTGTCAACGGACTTGGAGTCTATTATGAATCACCCAACAAGGGGAAATGTTTCCTTTAAAGTTGGAGAACCTAAAAAAACAAGCAGTAATGTTGATATTTTTAAGGGCAAAGAAGTTTATAGAATTGCGGCGGAGGCATTAATAATTGAGTCAGTAGAGGGCAAGTACTTGGCCATAGGCTATTCGACTTTGGCTGAGTTTCCATATGATAGTGATAATTATAGTGGCCCAAAGGATCAAGTAAAACAAAACGAAGCGCTAATACTTCAACCGACTTCGAACTTTTTATCTCTTTTGAGAGCAAATATTATTGGATCTACAGCACTATTTCCGTCAGTTGTTGATTTAGAGGAAAAGGTTAGATTATCTTTGAAAGCTAGAACTGAGTCTGAATGA